TACAGAAGTCTTTAGAAGCGATGTTAAAAGGGGAGGATGAAGAATGACAATCTATGTTAAGGAAGACTATCTCAAACCTAGACATCATCCAGAAGACGCTGGGTTAGACCTTAGAGCAGCTATTGAGCTTACTTTAAACCCTGGGGATATAGCAGTAGTCCCCACGGGGGTTTCTTGGGAAATCTCTAATGGACACTTCGCTTATATAACAGGACGAAGCTCCATGAATAGTAAGGGGATTATAGTCCATCAAGGAGTTGTGGATGCTGGCTATCGTGGAGAATGGAAGGTAGTCCTCCAAAACCTATCTAAGACTCCTTATGAAATTAGAAAGGGTGATAAGATAGCACAAGCTATTATACTTGCAGAACACACTCACTTAATTCAAATAAAGCAGGGAGAAGCGGACGATTCTACGAGCTTCAGAGGGTCTAAAGGCTTTGGAAGTACAGGGAGGTGAAGAGGAGTGAAGAGGTTAATGTATGCAATATATATCACCACACGTAGTGGTTATGGAGATGATTCAGAGCTCTTTCGTACATACTATGAAGCTAGAGAGGCTGCTGAGGAAGTTATAAAAAAGTACGGGTGTGGTACAATTAGAGATGAAATTTATTCTAAAGAGTATATTTATAATGATGAAACCTACCCTCTTATAGAGATTAGAAGAGAGGCGATAGAGGATAATGTAGGATTCTCTTTGAGTAGAACTATTAGAGATGCTTTAGAAACTATAGAAGATGTTTTTAAAGCTACTTATAAATTTCAACCAGGAGAAAAAGAAACACTCTTAGAAATAAAAGAGTTGTTAGAAACAGCTGAAAATGGCTTTTTAACATATGTCTATGTGAAAACTGAAGAAGGCGCACAAATGCCTGTAGGGTTGTTTAAAGATAGTACTTTAGCACACCAAGCTATGCGTGAAATTGATAAGGTTCTTTTTGAAAACCCTGGCTGGTTAGTCGAGACAGAGTTTATTTATTTAGATGTTATTGAAGAATGGGACTTAGAGAGCTGGATGAAGGAAGCAGAATTATAAGCTAATAAGTAGAAAGGGGATGATAAGGTGGATGTGCAGAAACTATACTCAGATATAATATTCAAAAGGACTTACGCCAGGACTCAAGGAGAAGTTTGGGAGGAAGCTGTGGAACGCTACAGAAGCCACTACATTGATAAGATACCTGCTGAGCTTAGGGAAGACTTTGAGCACGCTATCCAACTTTTCAAAGATAAGAAAATAGTTGGGTCCATGAGAGGCTTGGCTACGGCAGGAAAAGCTTTGGAATTATATCCTGAGGCTGTTTATAATTGTAGTTATATCATATTCAACAATTGGAAAGCTTTCGCTGATATGTTCATTCTACTCATGTTAGGGGTGGGGGTAGGATATAGTGTAGAGAAGCATACTATAGGACTACCTAAGAGACCTTCTAAATTTTACCAAGGTGCCATTGTTATAGCTCCAGACGACACCAAGGAGGGATGGAGGGATAGCTTCTACTCACTTTTAACTCTCCTCCAACAAGGTATAATACCTAAGTTTGATTTCTCCAAGCTTCGTCCAGCTGGGACACCTCTGAAAACCTTTGGAGGTACAGCTAGTGGTTACGAACCTCTAGAGTTTCTCTTTAAAAAGACTATAGAATTATTCACAGAGAAACCAGGGAAAACTTGGCAGCCTGTAGAAGTTTTTGATTTAGCCAATTTAGTTGCTAACGCTGTCATTAGCGGAGGTGTTAGAAGGAGTGCCTGTATAGCTCTTGTAGATGAGGAAGATGTGTATAAGTTTAAGCCCTACGGGTTCTGGGATACACACCCGTGGAGAGCTTACAGCAACATCTCCCTTACTAAGGAGCCTGAGGACTGGGGGAGATTCATAGGTTACTTAGCTGAGATGGGGACTGGAGAGCCTGGAATCTTTAATAGAAAGAAAGCTTTAAAGAAGTTAGAAAAGGTGGGAAGATTGCCTGGCGACGATACGTTAGGGACTAACCCCTGTGGGGAGGTAATATTAAGACCATTTCAAACTTGTAACTTAACTGAAGTCAATGCTTCTTATGGGTCTATAGAAGAACTCAAAGAAAGAGTTAGGGCTGCTGTACTCTTAGGAGCTGTCCAAGCACAGGTAGCTAAGAAATTCAAAGGGGTTCTCAATGAAGCTTGGTCTGAAATGGCAGAAGCTGAGCCTCTTCTTGGTGTGTCCCTTACAGGATTAAGAATGCACCCGATACTTAAAGAAGTGAGAACAGATTCTCAGTTGCTCCTTAACATTCTTAGGGAAGAAGCTCACTTAGAAGCTAAGAGATTAGAAAGGATATTCAATGTGTCCTACACTGCAGTTACTACTGTAAAGCCTAGTGGGACAACAAGTCAAATCCTTGGAACTACCTCAGGACTACATCCAACGTTTTCAAACTATTTCATTAGGAGAGTGAGGATTAATGCTAAGGACCCCTTAGTAAAAGAGCTAGAGAAGTATCCTTTAAAGATTGTACCAGACATTTATAACCAGGATACCTTAGTATTGCAATTCCCTTTAAAACACCCTAACCACAAAGAAAGAAATGCTTTAGACCAATTAGAATACTTTAGAATGTTAAGCTTATATTGGGCTGACCACAACCCATCATGTACAGTAACTGTTAAGTCTTCTGAATGGGAAGTCGTAAGAAAATGGTTAGAGACCCATTACAAAGAAATCATAGGGCTTACTTTACTCCCTGAGGCTCATAGCTTACCTCAAGCTCCTTATGAACCTATGAGTGAAGAGGACTATAATAAATGGGTTGAAGACTTTGAAAAGATTAGCAAACCTGAGTTTAGCTTATCTGTGGATTTACCTAACACCCAGCTTAGCAAAACATATGCATGTAGTGCTGGAGGAAGCTGTGAGGTGGATGTATTATAAGGAGGTGAATGGATGAATATTAAAGCCAGAACCATTGAAGAGTTAATTAGAGAGTTAGACTCGCTTATCCCCCATAGATGTCCTCGTCCTGATGAGGATGAAAAGCGTATGTGGATGTATGCTGGGAAGCGGGAATTGATAGATGAGTTAAAACACTCATTCTTAAAGGAGGGAGACTATGATAGAAAATACTTCGAGTTTAAAGAGTAGGTTTCAAACATTAGAAGCTAACAAACAGGAGCTCGTCCAAGTAGCGGAGAAAGCCTCACAACTTACTTTACGTTATATCTTCCCACCATCTAACAAGAAAGATAATACTTATTTAGGGAAGAATTGGCAAGCTGTAGGAGCTCGTGGGGTCAATAACTTAGCTAGTAAATTGTTATTGACTCTGTTCCCTCCCTCGGGAGGCTTCTTTAAATATTCTCTGGATGAAAGTATTAAAGCAGCACTATCTCCAGAAGCTTTACAAATGGCAGAGAACTACGCTATGTTAGCAGAGAAACTAACGCTGCAGGAGCTTAACCAATTAGCTACACGTCATATATTATTTGAGTCCTTGAAACACTTAATCATCACAGGTAACATAGCTTTGTGGTTAGACGGTAATAAGTTTAAGCTTTACGACCTACATAACTTTGTAGTAGTTAGGGATAAAGCAATGAATTTAGTAGAGATAATCTTACGAGAGACTGTGGATAAAGATGCACTCCCTGCAAACTTTAGAGAGCTCATTGAAAGTAATGACATCCCTTCCAGCTTCGTAGCAAATAAGACTAGTGACCCTCAGAATACTCAATACGACGTTTTCACTGGAGCTAAGCTCATTAACAACACCTGGGAAATGTGGCAAGAAATAAATGGAGTTGAAGTCCCAGGGACAAGAAAGAAAGTAAAGAGGTTGCCAATTCTCGTACTTAGATGGACTAACAATGAGTATGGTCATGGTCTTATAGAGCAAGTGCTAGGAGACCTATACACCTTAGAACAGTTAAGTAAAGCCGTAGCTCAAGGCTCTATGGCAGCAGCTAGGACACTATTCTTAGTGAGACCTTCTGCTGAAACTTCTATCGAGGCTTTAGTAAATGCTCCTAATGGTGCTGTAGTAGAGGGGAACATTGATGATGTAGGTACTCTTCAGCTTGATAAGTTTGCTGACTTTAGAACCGCAGCAGAGAAAGCTGCAGAGATAGAAGAAAGACTTAACTACATGTTCCTCGTATTCCAGCCTAGAACTGCTGAGCGTGTAACAGCTGAAGAGATTAGAAGACTCACTGAGGAGCTCGAAGCTTTATTAGGAGGTGTCTATACTCTCTTAGCTGAGGAACTACAGAAGCCTTTGATAGAGCTTATATTTGAGAAGCTTCAGAAAGAAGGGAAGTTAGAAAAAGCAGGCGACGATGTTAAAGTTATTATCACAGCAGGCTTTGAAGAGTTGAGTAGAGCTGCTACCTTTAATAAATTACTAACCTTCTTAAATTCTATTGGAGCTATACCTAATGCAGTAGAGACTGTTAATTGGTCAGAGTTTATAATGAGATTGGTTAATTCTTTGAACATTGACGCTAAAGGTCTCGTCTTAACTCCAGAGGAATTGGAAGCTAAAAGAGAGGAAGCTTTACGTATGCAGACACAAGCTGCAGCAGCTCAGGCAGGAGTACAGGCTGCAGTGACAAATTCAAAATCAAATTCTTAAGGAGGATGATAGCATGGATAACTTAGAAAATAAAGCAACTCAGCCAGAAGGCGTTACTACAGAACAACCTGAAACATCGGGAGTAACTAGAACCTCAGTCCCTTTAGATGAAGCTCCTATTGACACACCACCAACTAACCCAGAAAACCCAGAGCAACCTACAGAACCTGAAAAGGGACCTGAACAAGAAACCAACACTACTAAAGATAATGTCGATTTACCTATATTAGATACAGAAGAACCAAAAGAAAAGGAACCAGAGGAGACACCTTCAAAACCACCAGTTGAGGAGATTATGGAGGATTTACAAGCGTTAGCTATCAAAGACGAGGTCACTGATGAAGACTTAGCTCCTTTCATAGAAAAGGGCTTTACTAAGACTGAGCTGATGTTAATTGTAAAAGGAGCCAGAGCAGAACTTAAGGAAGCAGCTACTTCTCTCTATGAAACTGTGGGAGGAGAGGAGACATATAAACAAATAGTAGATTGGGGTAATCAGAACCTATCTCTAGAAGAGAAGAAGGAATTTAATGAGGTGATGATGTCTAGGAATCCTGCAGTGATGAAGTGGGCTATGTTAGGATTGAAAGCTAAGTATGAAGCAGCTAACTCAGGTCCAGCTTATGTCACAGGAAACGCTTCTACCAAAGCACCTATCCAGCCCTTCCAAAGCAGAGAAGAAATGGCAGCAGCCTTGACTGATAAGAAAAGAATGCGTTTCTTTTTATGTAGTCCCCTTAACTTGAACTTTTTAGCTCCTCCGCAGTCTAAAGCTACTGACAGCTCCTCTAAGCGTTCTTAGGGTGCTAGCTGTGTGATTAGCTAGGCTGAGGTTTAGCGAAAGCTCAGAGAGCCAATGAGAGGGCTTAGAGAGCAGAACCTACATACTACTAACAAGGAGGAGGATATATATGGCTCAGTATTTTAGACCGACATCGACATCTATGTACGATACTAACGCTCAGAACCCTGTATCATTTAATAACACAATGGAACTCTTTACAAAAGAAGTGTTAGCCTACTTCTATAAGAAGAACATCTTCAGGGACTTAATTAAGAAAAGAGACATTCCTAAGGGAACTATCTCAGCTGTATTTGAAGTTAGCGGTACAGCAAAACCTGGAAGAATCTTCAAACCAGGGGACGTTCTCGAACACAGAGGCGTACCTCACGCTAGAAAAACCATCACTATTGATGGCTTAGTAACAGCTGAAGACTTCATCTTTAAACTAGATAACTGGTTAGCTTATTGGGACGTCAGAAGCGAACACGCTGAAGCTTTAGGTAAGCAGTTAGCAGCTGCTGTCGATAGGAACATCTTCGCTTCAATTCTTAAAGCTGCTAAACAGACTACAGCCTTAGTTAAGAATCCAGACGGAACAACTAGAACATTACCTAACAAAATCTTAACTATGAGCTCAGCTACAAAAGTTAGCGATATAGATACTGAAGATGAAATCATCGAATTCTTTAGATTGGTAAGAAAAGCTAGAACTACTTTCAGAAAGATGAATATGTATGATAATGAATTATACTTAGCTATTTCTCCAGCAATGTATGAAAAACTCTTCGAATACCTTCCATTGATTGATAAGGACTACAATGGTAATGGTTCTATATCCGAAGGTAAATTAGGAAAATTGTTTGGCTTCAATATCGTAGAATCTAATGTATGGTTCGAAGGCTCTAACGGAGACTTAGGAGAAGTAGGAGCTACAGAATCCGCTACAATAGGTGAAGATTGGTCAGATGATGGAGGAAACGACCACACAATAACAGTTGCTGATGCAGGCTTGTTCGGTGTTATCTTTGCTAAAGAAGCAGCAGCAATGGTAAACTTACAAGATGTATCCGTAGAAACAGAATATACATCCAAAGAAAAAGGTACTTACATTTCAGCTGACTTAGCTGCAGGTTTCGATAGCTTAAGACCTGAAGCAGCAATAGCAATCATGGGAAATGGTGGAAGCATTTCTTAAAATAACTCCTCTTATTTGCAGCCTTTAGCGATATGCTGAGGGCTGCTTTTTTATTACCTGGTTAAACTAATTACAACCTTTAGTAGTCTAAAAGGGTGTCGTAATGCTAAATTGAAAGGAGAGTGAAAAGATGACTAGACAAGAGGCTATAAAGAGAGTCTTGTTAATGGTAGGAGAGAACCCTATCTCTACGAGTATGAATGATGAATCCTATATAATGGCTCAGCAGCTGTTAGATGTAGTAACTTCTGATGTATTAGGAATGGGTTGGAGATTTAATACTCACTATCTAGAAGATGGTACTGAACAAATAGACACCGTAGCCATCGAACCCTCTGAAGGGATGACAGAGGAGGAATTCCTTGACCAGAATTTCGCCCATATCCCTGTCCATATCCAACAGGTGATTGTAGCTAAGGTAGCTTACGAATTCTCCATGGGATACACAGGAGAGAATACTTTCAGCCAGGACTTATATCAGCTTTACCAGCTAGCCTTGGCTCAAGCTAAGCAGACAGAGGTTATGCTTAGTGCTGAGCTAGTAGATTATGAACGTATCTATAAGAACATCGCTGCTCAATTATTGAACGAAGAAGGTTGGTGGTGGAATACAACAGAAGACGGGGAGCAATTAATAACAAGTATCCCTTTGAACCTCCCTCCAATAGCTGACAACTATGCTAGGCTTAAGGCTCAGAGAATCTTCCAGGCTTACAACACAGGGAACTCAGAGCTTCTTTTACAACCAACCCCAGAGGAACAAGAAGTCTATCAGCA